TAGGGTTCCGTTGATTTGTGAAGCTAGAGTAAGGGGTACCGGTCAACCGCCTCTGCGTAGAAATACAATCTCTTTATAATAAATGACTGCTGTCACTCGGATAATGTGTCAAGGTCAATTCACCGTGACACGGTGAATTGTGACCACATAATCTGGATAATGCGTAAGAAAAACAATCATGTCTGAGTGTAACGAAAGACATAGATTAGCGTAGCTAATCTTTTATTACCGCTAACAAAATCTTACAAAACTAAACAAAGCAAAATCTTTTTGTACATACGCTAAGAAAATCATACAAATGTCTAGTTTTACAAACTTTTTCATCTAGAACGTATCGGGCCAATCTCTAAACAAGGCATGTTGTATATCTCCACTAACAAACTGATTGAAACTTTTGTGTTTGACTTCTAGTTCTCCTTCTAACGGAGCAACCCTCTTAAAGGCACTGTCCATCTGCGCCATGTCTTTAAATTCCATTAGAATCATCCATTCGGGCATGTCGGCGATACTACGGAAGCCCATCTTACAACGAGTAATTCTGTAGGTTTCCATTTTGCCCTCACTAATTAACTGTTCAAAGAAACTTTTCATGCCGTTGACCCAATCTAAGTCCGAAATGTCGCCTTCTTTGTTTGCCCATATAGTGTAGAGATCCATTATTTTATCCTTGAGTAATAATATACATATATAATTATATGAAAATAAAGTTTGATCATAATTTTGGCCAACAAGAGCAAGGCGAGTTTTTTCATTTCCGTTGCGAGCTCATTGATGTTGAATTGATAGAACACAATGCAGCTTTAGAAATGGGTTTTTTACAAACCATACGAAATAATCAAATACGCTGGTATCAAAGTCGTAGCACAAGAGTAGCAGTTGCTAACACCAATTACACTATATTGGATACTGCTTGCGAATTAGTAAATCCTACTGCTAGTCAGTTTACAGAAATGGATCATATCTATACTAGCTATTGCTATTATAAAAAATTTAAAAAATATTTTGAAGTAGGGCAACGTCTAAGCGGTGATCGTTTTATTGCCTACTACCATGATGACATTTTTGTAGCATGGGCCAAACTGCGCCATTATTCACCACAGGCTATTGAAACGTGTTTGTTTGTATGGGATTATAGTTTACCGGCCTCTCGCCTAGGGTCACGTAGTCTAGAACATGAAATTGCTTGGGCTAAACAACAAGAGTACGAGTATGTTTATTTAGGCCCAGGATACGAAAAAAGTTCAATTTACAAGGCAGAGATACAGGGCTTTGAGTGGTGGAACGGTGATGTTTGGTCCCAAGATGTAGATCAATATGTTTGGCTGTGCAAACGTGATAGTAAAATTAAGTTGCCCGCGGATCTTTACGGTGTTTGAACAAAGCCTGTAAGTAATCTTCGGGCCAAGTATCATAAAAGCCCTGCTTGGCAACAAGTTGGGCTTTTTCATTTAGGTCCGTTAGGCTCTGTACAAGTGCCAGTGCATACGTGCCTTGATTCATGCTAACACCGTTAACAATTTCTTGATCCCCAGGATGATCCTCTAAAGCCAGCAAATCGTTTTGTAGCAATGCTTCTTCGTTAGCAGCTTTAATGTCGCTAGTAAATTGTGAATAAAAGAATTCGTCGGGATTGTATGCAAGTATTAACACACTTTTGCCACTTAGTCCGTCTCTGGCAACATTAAGAAGGTCAAAGTAGGGATTAACTCCTACCCTAACTGTAAAGTCCTGATCTAGCCTGGCCTTGCGAGCATACGGACAAGGGGGCCAACCGCCTAGGGCAGGATGGGGGACTTCCACAAAAGTCTCTATCCAGAGTCCTATGTGATATTTTACGGTATCTAGGTCTAACATATTTTCAGAAAAACGGGAGGCCCGACTTTTTAGTGGTCTCTAAATTGTCTTTGATTAGGTCATTCAATGATTTACGCTCGGCTGTGCTAAGGTGCAAGGCCTGGGCATAGCTAACGCCACCTCGCATGTACCAAGACATTTTTAACGCCTCTTGCCTGATTGTATCTGTTTCTTTTTCCATCTGCTCGATCATTTCTGTAATCTGATCAGAGCTTGAGATCAGGAGGCGGATTCGAAAAAACTGGACATATCCAGAGTAATCAACTGCTCATACTTGTGATGGCAGTCAGGGCAGTTAAGTTTAAGTGGTTGCATTTCGCTTTTGGCTTTGAGCTCAATAATTTTATCGCGTATGCGATTAAACAAGTTGCGGTCACAGTTTTTCAAAAATTCAGTGATGTATTCGGGCTCACTGACCAAGGCAGTGGGAGTTTTAATAGCGCCAATGCTCTGGGCTAGTGAATGCACAGTAAGTTCTGTTACTTTTTTTAACGCAGCGCCCAATGCTGTCATTTTGTCAGATTCAGGAAGATCAGCTTCGCCTAGAGTTTGCAAAAGTTTTTGTTGCTCAAATTGTACCTGATTGTTGTCATTGAGATTTTTATAAGTCATGGGCCGTAAAAAGATTTCCATATCCCCGGCCGGTATGCATTGACTGTAATCGGGTTTTTGAATTTGATCCAACACATGTCGTAGATCACATGTAAGTTCTGTAGTGTTCTGACAGGCCGGGCAAGTAGATGCCAGTTCCATTTCGTGCCCGTAGCTGGCGATTCTAATACCAATTAACACAGTATCTAGGTCCGTAGACGGGATTTCCCATGCATTTTTTATATTAGGCACACAACTTTGTATAACATTAATGGTTGCACTACCGTTATATAATGCATCTGGAGTTCGATATGTTATTTCATCGATAGCAGTCATGGGCAATACCGGTAACTCTTGGTTAGCGGGCATGTCTAAAGCACCCACAGGATAGTGTTGTCCTTGGCTGGGAAGTTTGATATAGATACCGGGTTGTCTAAAATACTGACTTAAAGGATTGGTCATTTTTTCACCATAAATAGATAGTACACTACTTATCGGCGCATAAAACATGGCTTTAGAAAACGAAGAAGAACTACAACGAGCAATGGCAGAGCTAACCAGGTCTATGCAAGGACTTGGTACTGACACCGCTGTTGCCGACAATGAATTAACCAAATTTTCCAAATCAGTATCATCTGTAGGATCCGCCATGGCCGGAGCTGCTGGCCAAGTAATGAAGGGCGGAAGCGCATTTTCGTCACTCAACGGCGCCATTGATATGGCAACCAAGGCTCTGGGCGGTATTGTTGGAGCGATTCCTGTAATTGGTGGTGCTGCAAAAGAGTTTGCACAGGGTGTAGGCGAAGCTGCTAAATTTGTAATGAATCAGCTGGATGATCTAGCTAAAAATTATAATGCACTAGGTGAGTCGGGCGCACTAGCAGCCGACGGTATTGACGGAGTACAACGGCAATTTAAAGCCATGGGCTTGGTTAGCCTGCCCACATTCACCAAGGTTGTAAATCAAAGCACTGTAGGTCTTACTGCTCTTGGTGGCAGTGTTTCTGAAGGTGCTGAACAATTTAGTAAGATAGCCGGAGCCTTAACCAGAGGAGATATAGGTGCCGAATTTGTAAAATTAGGTATGAGCTTTGACGGAGTAGGCGAAAGTGCAGGAAGATACATATCGACTTTTTCCAGATTAGGATTGACTCAAGGCAAAACTTTTGAACAGTTGAAGAACAGCACACAAGATTACATACTTGAAGTGGATAAAATTGCTCGTATCACCGGAGCGACTCGTAAGCAACAAGAAGAAGAACAACAGAAAAATCTAACTAACGCCAAGTTCCGTGCTATGATTTTTGAAATGCAGAACAACGGCCAAGAAAAACAAGCGGCCCAGATGGAACTGTTTGTTAACGGGTTAACTGGACCAGCGGCAGATATTGCACGAGCATCGTTGGCAGGCATATCAACTACCAAAGAAGCAGTGGAATTAGACATGGTAATGGGTGGTGCTATGACTAGAAACATTGCCGCTATTAAGGAAGGAACCTCAGCAACAGCGGCTCTAGCTGACATGAATAAATCAGCATTAACTGGCGCCGAAAGTTTTGCCGGTATAATAAAATTTAGCGGAGATATGGCTGGAGGTGCTGGTGCTCAACTGTTTGATTTGGCGCAGATGGGCAAGCGTCAAATGGAAATTCAAGCAGCCACCGGCATGTCAGCAGAGGCGGCGGCGGAGCAAGTTCAATCCGAAATAAGAAATAGACAGGGTGCCACTGGATCTTTTGCCGATGCACAAAGTAAAGTTGCAGGAGCCAGCAAGGATCTTCAAGAACTCAGTTTCAATCTAGTTAAAAATGTTGTTCCGGCTGTGGATGCATTTGCTGGATCAATCAAACGGGTTACAGGATTTATCAATGAAAAGTTTGGGGGCCCTATCCCAGCAGCCGCACCTGCGAAACCCGCGGCATCACCTACATCACCTGCCACGCCACCTGTCACGCCACCTCCGGGTGCAGCCGCACCTGCAAAACCCGCAACAGGAACGCAAAAAGAATTCCTTGATCAGATGTATAACAATCTGTTGGCTGAAGCTAAAAAACAAGGGGTAAAAAACCCAGAAGTTATTGCTAAGTTAGGCACAGCACAATCGGCATTAGAAACAGGGTACGGAAAGAGCACTGCTGGTAGTCAAAATTATTTTGGCATCAAGGCTCGACCAGGAGAGCAAGGATCTGGCGGAGTAGCTACTCAAGAATTTGTAAATGGTAAAATGGTTACCATGAATCAAAACTTCCGCAAGTACGGAAGTATGCAAGAGTCAGCTGCAGATTATGTAAAATTCCTTGGTGAAAATAAAAGATATAAAGATGTGCTACAAGCAGGCACAGTAGAAGAGGCAATATCAGCACAAGCCAAAACAGGGTATGCCACAGATCCTAACTATGGTGCAAAACTATCAGGAATTGCTGGAAAAATTCCAGGAGTGTCGACACCCACTGGACCAACCGGCGGATTTCAGCCGCAGTTAGCCAATGCTACACCGGCTACCACACTACCGCCAGCACAACAAGCACAGGCCAGTAATCAAACAAGAACCGAGGAAGTCACATTGGCCACAGGATTTATGGCAATTAATGCCAACCTCGAAGCCCTTAATAGAACCAATCAACGACAACTGGCAGTACAAGAGAAACAATATAAAGCCGCTAGCTAGTTTGCGATAAATAATACACTATGGCAATTGACAACGGTAAAAACGGTCGTAATGGTGGGTGGAGAAAATATTTTAAAGTCCCTGATTCTGGCGGACAACTAAGCCCAATTTCCGGCACAAATCAATTTGGCTTACCGGGCTATGCCCGCCAAGGTAGCACAGGAGCAGGATTTGCTCCAGGCGGGTCTGGCAACGATTTTGCATTTCGAAACTATGCCAGCCGACTACCCGAAGTTTATACAGGGCACCCTAATCGTGTTGAGCGTTATAATCAGTATGAAAACATGGACATGGATTCGGAAGTAAATGCATGTCTTGATATTATTAGTGAATTCTCAACACAGATGAATGAAGATAACGAAACACCGTTTGACATTCATTTCAAAGATAAACCAACTGACCACGAAGTAGAAATTATTAAAAAGCAGTTGCAACAGTGGACCAAGATGAACAAGTTAGATCAGCGTATGTTCAAGCTGTTTCGCAACACAATCAAGTACGGTGACCAAGTGTTTGTTCGTGACCCAGAAACATTTGAAATGTACTGGGTTGATATGACCAAAGTAAGTCGTGTTATTGTAAACGAATCAGAAGGAAAACGTCCCGAGCAGTATATTATTCGTGATATTAATCCTAATTTTCAGAACATGAGTGTAGCTAGTAAAACTACACAGGACTACTATGTAAGTCGCCCTACTGGTAGCATGGGCCAAGGTAATTCAGGCACAGGCGCAGGTGGTGCCGGCGGATATGCAGGCGGAGCCGGCGGTGTCGGCAACAATCGGTTCCAACAGGCTATGAATGAAAGTTGCTTAGATGCTAGACACATTGTGCATCTTAGCCTAAACGAAGGACTTGACTTTTTTTGGCCTTTTGGACAAAGTATCCTGGAAAATATTTACAAAGTTTACAAACAAAAAGAGTTGCTCGAAGATGCTGTATTAATCTATCGTGTGCAACGTGCCCCAGAACGGAGAGTGTTTAAAATTGATGTAGGCGATATGCCTAGTCACATGGCCATGCAGTTTGTGGAACGTGTCAAAAACGAAATGCACCAGCGTCGTATTCCTACAGTAACCGGAGGCGGAGCCAACATGATGGATGCCAGTTACAATCCACTTAGTATTAACGAAGATTTTTTCTTCCCCTTCAACGGTGCTAATGGCCGAGGCAGCAGTGTTGACACCTTGCAAGGTGGCCAAAATCTTGGTGAAATTGACGATTTAAAATACTTTAATAATAAAATGGCCCGCGGATTACGTGTGCCAAGCAGCTACTTGCCCACAGGACCAGATGACTCTAGTCAAGCCATGAATGACGGCCGTGTAGGTACTGCACTCATACAAGAATATCGTTTCAACCAGTACTGCATACGTTTACAAAAATTAATCATGCAGAAATTAGACGACGAATTCAAAATGTTCTTGCGTTGGAGAGGATTTAATATTGATGCAGGCCTGTTTGGTATTAGTCTGTGTGAGCCACAAAACTTTGCCAGTTATCGTCAAAGTGAACTAGACACAACACGTATTACAGCATTTACACAATTAGAATCTTTTCCTTATATGAGCAAGCGGTTCATGCTCAAACGCTTCTTAGGCCTAACCGAAGAAGAGATTGTGGAAAATGAACAAATGTGGAAAGAAGAGCGAGACGAACCTGAGTTAACGACAACACAAGGGCAAGATCTACGCAGTATCGGAATTACACCTGCAGGCATGGAAACAGATATTGCTACCGGTGAAGAACTAGCCGGTCAAGAAACAGCTGCCGCAACAGGTGAACCGCAAGGTGCATCTGCAGGTATACCCACAGCCGGAGCTCCGGCCGGGCAAGGTGCTCCTCCGATACCAACCATATAAATACTAGCATGATCTTGAACGAACTCTACGATAAAAGCCCCAATGCTTACCAAGATTTGTCTGCGGATAACAGCCAAACTACGCTCGACAGCCTGCGTAAAACTCGTTTAACCCTGCGTCAAATCAATAAATTACGTCAGATGAATTCAGTTAGAGAATATGAATTTAAAGAAAAATTAAAAGATATTCGCAAACAATACGCACCAGCACCTGCCGCCCCGGCACTGTAGTAAAAATTACATAAAACACCTAGTTTTCTCCTCATAAAGCACCGTTATTACTCGTTGATAGTAAATATCTGACGAGCCATTATCTATAGGAGAAATTATGACATCGAAATTTGAACAGTTAATCGAATACGTGATTAACGATGAAGAAGCGAAAGCTAAAGAACTATTCCACGATATCGTTGTGGAAAAAAGCCGCGAAATCTACGAAAACCTCATGGACGAAGCAGAAGAGTTGGACGAAGAGTCTGATGCTGAGCGCGATGACCATGCTGAAAAAGCAGGCAAAAAAGTTGCCAAAGATATTGAGTACGACGAACTTCGCGAAGAAGATGACGAAGAACTTGACGAAAACTATGGCATGGAAGAAGAATTAATGAACGACGTTGAAACCGAAGAAGAAGGCATCAGTATGGAAGATGAATCTGATGCTGACTTTGACGATAAAGCTGAGAATGATGGCGAAGAAATGACCCACGATATGGAAGCTGGACACGACGACGAAGGCGATATTGAAGATCGCGTAGTTGATCTTGAAGACAAGCTCGACGAATTAATGGCTGAATTTGAGTCATTGATGGGCGGCGACGGCGTTGAATCCGATTTAGCCGGTGAAGAAGGCGATGAAGTTGAAGGCGATGCAATGGCTGCTGACGATACAATGGCTTTTGATACAGAAGAAAGTATGATGGAAAACGTTGCATTGGCTGCAGCACCAAAGCCAGTGACAACAGAACCAGCTGGTACAAATACCAAGAGCACTGTGGCAGTTAACAGTGGTGCCAAAGGTATGGCTTCTAGCCCAGTTAGAATGACTGGCGACACAGCTCAAGGTCGTCCTGCTCCTAAAACAGGTGAGTTGATTGGCAAAGTACAAAACACTCCTGCTAGTGGCAACAAAACATTATCCCCAGCTACAAAGCCACATTTGGCCCAGGCTGCTGGTGTTAATACAAAAACACCTTTTCCAAAAGGTTAATTGGTAGATATGGCTCGTAACACTTATCTTAAAGAACATCTAAGCTTCACTCAGGCCAGGGTAGAACTCTTGTCTGAGGAAGCTGCGGATGGATCCGGTCACAAGACCTTAAAGTTAAAGGGTGTTTGCATCGAAGGCGGAGTTCGCAATGCCAACGAGCGAGTGTATCCAGTTAGTGAAATTGCTCAAGCAGTAGAAACCATCAATGAACAGATTACCACAGGTCATTCAGTGCTGGGCGAAGTAGATCACCCAGATGATTTGAAAATTAATTTGGATCGAGTCAGTCACATGATTGAAAAGATGTGGATGGACGGTCCGGCCGGTATGGGTACATTAAAAATACTACCAACACCCATGGGTGAACTGGTAAAAACCATGTTGATGAATGGCGTTAAACTAGGTGTTAGTAGTCGTGGATCCGGCAATGTAAATGATGCCAATGGACATGTCAGTGACTTTGAAATAGTTACAGTGGATGTTGTGGCTCAACCCTCAGCTCCAAATGCATATCCTACCGCAATTTATGAAGGACTACTTAATACTCGTGGCGGACAACAGTTGTTGGAAATGTACAAAGATCCAGCTGCTGGTAATAGAGCACAGCGTTATGTAAGAAGTGAAGTATTACGAGTTATCCGAGAATTGAAACTCGGGTAAAGAGAGATTTTTGTAAATGATTTTTTCATTTACCAAAGTATCTGCTGAGAAGCAGAAAAATGCTGCACACTAGTTGTGTAGTTTAGATATAAGGGAAATATACTATGTTAGATAGTTTAAAACCGTTACTAGATAGCGAGTTGGTT